TGGTGACCCGTGGACTACAAGTGGTGGTAAAGCATTACCATTTCACGCTTCTACTCGTATTCGATTAAAGAATATGGGACAGATTAAAGACACGAAGAAAAATACTTTAGGTATGAAAGCTCGAGCACAAATAATCAAGAACAGATTAGGGCCACCTCTAAGACACGCTGACTTTAACCTTTATTTCGATAGTGGTATTGATGATAAGGGAAGTTGGTTACAAGTTATGAAAGACCACAAGTTGGTCAAAGTAGCTGGAGCGTGGTACACTATTAAATTTGAAGGTGAGGACATTAAGTTCCAATCTAAAGACTTCAAAAAAGTATTGGATGAAAGACCTGAACTCGAAGAATACTTGTATAATGAAATATGTGATGCATCAATCTTAAAATATCAAACCGAAGAGTTGGGTATTGATGATGTTGAATATACAGATGAAGTGGTCGGAGATGAGTAAAGGTCGATACATATCGATACTAAATGAAATAAAGAAAAACGGCGGCGATTCTTACTCCAATAATCCCAATGAGAAAGTACTGATAATAGATGGCTTAAATACCTTTATTAGAGTGTTTAGTGTTATACCAACTACCAATGATGATGGTATTCATGTTGGTGGAATAGTTGGTTTTCTGAAATCAGTTGGTTACGCAATAAAGATGTTGGCACCTACCCGCACTATCATAGTATTTGATGGTAAAGGTGGGTCTAACCGTCGCCGTAAACTTTATCCTGAATATAAGGCAAAACGAACAACCAAAATCAGACTTAATCGTGTAAATGAGTTTGAAAACATAGATGATGAACGGCATTCTATGTTGATGCAATTATCACGATGTGCTGATTACTTGGAAAAACTGCCCGTAAATATCATATCAGTTGACAATGTTGAGGCAGATGATGTTATGGCTTATATTGCAAAACAGTTACTACCCAAGAGTAAAACAACAATCATGAGTACCGACAAGGACTTTTTACAATTGGTTAGTGACAGAATTTCGGTTTGGTCGCCGACAAAAAAGAAACTCTACAATCCTGAAAAAGTATTAGAAGAATACAAGGTTACATCTAAAAACTTATTGTTGAGTCGAATATTTGAAGGTGACCAATCTGATAACATTAAGGGTGTTATGGGAATTGGAATCAAAACGCTCTTAAAAAACTTTCCACAATTTGGTGATGATGTCAAGATAACTCGTGATGAAATCATAAAAGAAGCTCAAAAACATAAAGGTAGTAGATTTTATGATTTAATTTTAGATAGTATCGATACAATACATTTAAATCATAGATTGATGCAACTTCAAGAGGTTGACATTAGTGGAAATGCTAAATTAAAAGTTAATAACATAGTAAACGGAAAGATACCTGAATTATCAAAACCTAACTTTCAGAAGATGTTTATTGAAGACCGAATGTTTGATGCACTGCCAAACATGGATAGTTGGATAATGCAGACTTGGACTAAATTGAACAGATTTGCAAAGATTAACAATGGCAAAGGTCAAGACTAAACATCAATGTGAAAAATGTCTTGATTGGTTCTCGGCCAGAGCTGGAAATTACCAAAGACATATTAAAGTCTGTGATGGTAATTCAAAAAAACCATTAAAGGGTATTTGTCCACATTGTAAGGAAGATGTGGGCACAGCTAAGAATGTCCTACAGAATCATATAATATATTGGTGTAAATCTAATCCTAATCAACCTTCCATGAAAAATAGGAGCGGTCAACAACTTAATACACCTGAAGCAATAGAAAAGAGGAGTAAAAGTATTAGTGAGGCTTGGGATAGAGGTTGTTATGACCATGTAGATCAAGGAGTGACTTTTAGGGGTAAAACTTGGGAAGAAGTTGTTGGTAAAGAAAAGGCCGAGGAAGTGTCAGATAAGCTTAGTAAATTTGCTACAAAGAAGAACATTGAAATACAAGAGAAAGGTGGACAATCAGGTTTTGTTGCGAGAATCAATCCAAATTCTATTCCATATATAAAGGAATTAGCGGATGAGTTAGGTATTACAGATTTGAAACATGGTTTAAATGATGGTGAATATATTATTCCAAAACCTGATGGTAAAGGTTGGTATGCAGTTGATGGTTATAGTGAAGAAAAAAATATTGTAATTGAGTTCCAAGAAAAGGAACATAAAAAACCCTATAAGATGAAAGAGGATAAGATAAAAAGAGAGTATATTATTGAAACTCTCAACATGAAACAAGAGGACTACCACTATATTTGGGAATAATGATGGGACGAAAGCGTAAATATCAAACAGAAGAAGAAAAACGAGATGCTCAGAGAAAGTGGCAGATGGAACATTACGAGCGCAACAAAGATAAGATTTTGAAGAAGGCCCGTGATACTTACAAGAAGAGGAAACGAGAAAAGACAAGACAAAATAGAGGCAAGAGTATCTATGGTGACCAATAATGGGTGAACAAAACACTTTACTTAAATTCGGACACAAATTCCAAACTAAAATCATTTCATCTTTATTAGGTGAGAAGGTTTTTCTACAAACCATTTGTGATATATTAGAACCTGAATATTTTGATGCTGATTCCAACAAATGGATAGCACAAACTATAAGAGATTATTTCTTTGAGTACAAAACCTCTCCAACACTTGAGGTGATGAAAGTAAAGATAGATGAGATTGAAAATGATATACTCAAAGTTGCTGTTGTAGATGGATTAAAAGAGAGTTGGAGATTAATTCAAAGTACAGACTTGAAATTCGTACAAGAACAAACATTAGAGTTTTGTAGGAATCAAGTTATTAAGGCTGCCATATTAGAGAGTGTGGATTTGTTGGAAGTTGGACAATACGATGAGATAAAAAAGATGGTTGATGAGGCCATGAAGGCTGGTAGTGAAAGAGATTTAGGACATGATTACATTGATGGTATTGAAGAAAGACTTACAAAATCCTCAAGGGAAACCGTAAAAACAGGTTGGGATCCGATTGATGAACTGATGGATGGTGGATTAGGTGGTGGAGAACTCGGTGTTGTTGTAGCTCCAGCAGGTATTGGTAAGACTTGGTGTTTACAAAGTATAGGGGCAAGTGCAGTTAAACGAGGTTTAAATGTTGTTCATTATACATTAGAGCTAAACCAAAACTATGTTGGATTACGATACGATACTATTGTTAGTGGAGTACCGACAGCAAATATCAAGTTCTATCAAGAAGATGTGAAGAAAAAGATAGATGCTCTTAAAGGTACACTACTTATTAAATATTTCCCAACTAAAAGTGCTACGGTTCAAACTCTCGCCGCTCATCTGAGTCAGATAGAAATTCAAGGTACGAAACCTGATTTGGTATTGGTGGATTACGCTGATATATTGAAGGGTATGGGTACTGAGAAACGGCATGTATTAGAAAATATCTATGAGGATTTAAGAGGATTGGCTGGTGAAATGGAATGTCCAATATGGACAGCTTCACAGGCTAATCGTAGTTCGTTGGAAGAGGATGTAATTGACGCTACAAAAGTTGCTGAAGCTTATTCAAAAGTAATGATAGCAGATTTTGTGGTATCGGTTAGTAGGAAAGTAGAGGATAAGATAGCAAATACAGGTAGATTTCATGTGATAAAAAATAGATTTGGGCCAGATGGTGTGACCTACCCATCACAGATAAATACAAATATTGGTAAAATTGAAGTATTCGAATCCACTTCAAGTGGTGGTATAGATAGTCAAGGTAAAATGGATAATTCTCAAGAGTTTATGAGAAAAACCTTGGCGGAAAAGAAAAAAATATTTGAAAAAGACTTAGATGGCTTCGAATAGAATGGTATATATATTATATTTAATTATGGTCGGGTTATACGGCGTTATAGAAAATAATTTTAAAGTAAGGGAGTGTAATGGAAAAATTTCAGTTATCGGATAATTTTATAAATAAATTTAAAAGAAAAAGACCACCATTTGGTTTTAATGGTTTAGGTGAGTTAGTTTATATGAGAACCTATTCAAGAATTAAAGAAAATGGAAAAAATGAAAGATGGTGGGAGACAGTTAGAAGAGTCGTAGAGGGAACTTACTCTATGCAAAAGAATTGGATTGATTCACATCAATTAGGGTGGAATGCGTGGCAAGCTCAAAAGAGTGCTCAAGATATGTATGAGCGTATTTTTACGATGAAGTTTTTGCCTCCTGGACGCGGTCTGTGGGCTATGGGAACTCCCATCACAGAAGAAAAAGGTTTATACGCCGCCCTAAACAATTGTGCGTTTGTATCGACAAAAACAATAAAAGAAGATTACTCAAAACCATTCTGTTTCCTTATGGATGCAAGTATGTTAGGAGTAGGAGTTGGATTTGATACAAAAGGTGCTAACGAAATAGTAGTAAAGGGAGTGGATAAAGATAGAGATTCACAGACCTTTCAGATACCTGATACTCGTGAAGGTTGGGTAGAATCTTTAAGACTACTTTTGGAAAGTTACTTTCATGGTCAAGCACCAGTAGAGTTTGATTACTCAATAGTAAGACCAGCTGGAGTACCAATCAAAGGTTTTGGTGGTGTTTCGAGTGGTCCTGAACCATTACAAGAGGTTCACGAAAGTATAACAGGTGTACTCGAAAAGAATAGTGGTGAACCAATCACAATCACAACAATCGTAGACATAATGAATTTGATTGGTAAATGTGTTGTGGCTGGTAATGTAAGAAGAACTGCTGAGATTGTATTTGGTGATGCTGATAATGAAGAATATTTAGACTTAAAGAATTACAAAGTAAATCCACATCGTGACCAATATGGTTGGACATCAAATAATTCAATATTCGCTGAACTCGGTATGGATTATACTGAAGCTTCTAAGAGAATTGTAGATAATGGAGAACCTGGTTTCGCGTGGTTAGATAATATGAGAAAATATTCTCGTATGAAGAATGGTGGAGATAACAAAGACCATAGAGCAATGGGTGGTAATCCCTGCTTAGAACAAACATTAGAAAGTTACGAACTATGTTGTTTGGTCGAAACTTTTCCTGATAATCACGATGACTTAGATGATTACAAAAGAACACTCAAGTATGCTTATCTTTACGCAAAATCAGTTACATTAGGTAAGACACATTGGAGTGATACAAACCGAGTAATGTTGAGAAACAGAAGAATCGGATGTAGTGTAAGTGGAGTAGCACAATTCATAACCAATCGTGGTATTGACACATTGAAGAATTGGTTAGAAGAGGGATACGATACAATACAAGAATGGGATGATATGTACTCTGATTGGTTTGCAATACCAAAGTCAATCAAAACCACATCGGTAAAACCAAGTGGTACGGTTTCATTATTAGCAGGAGCTACACCGGGTTTACATTATCCTGAATCAAGATTTTACACAAGAAGAATTAGGGTTTCGAAACATTCGGAACTATTAGAACCTATGAAAAAGGCTGGATATAAAGTTGAACCAGCTTTCGGTTCAGAAGACACAACAATGGTTGTTGAAGTTCCTGTAGATGTCGGAGAAGGAATAAGAACTGTTGGTGAATTGTCCATATGGGAACAATTCAGTTTAGCAGCTTTTATGCAAAGACATTGGGCAGACAACCAAGTTAGTTGTACGGTTACATTCAATCCTGAAAAAGAAGGTAAGGAAATACCACAAGTATTGAATTACTTTCAATACCATTTGAAAGGTATAAGTTTATTACCTCGTCATGACTATGGTGCATATCCACAAATGCCATATGAAGCTATAGATGAGAAACAATATAATAAACAAGTTAAGAAACTTGGTAAACTTACCTTTGGTGTTATCAGTAATGAGGAAGCCAACATTGAAAAATTCTGTGACGGAGACTTCTGTGATGTCGAAGAATTTCCTGATGTTGACGACCAAGATACCACGAATGGATAATAAGACTTCACATACAAAAAAGCGGACAGGCAGACGACACACCTGTAGAAAAATGTGTCAACTAATAACCAAACAAGGAGACGATTTATGAATAATCGCCTAATTACTTCTCTGTTTGCATTTATGATGCCGATGTTCCTAATGGGACAATCAGTTATTGGAAATGTAAGTGGGGAAGGTCAACCACTTGTCGGAGCTAATGTCGTAATTGAAGGTACGGACTTAGGTGGGGTAACGGATAATAACGGAAACTTCCTTATTGATGTCCCTGCTGGAGATTTAGACATCTCAGCTTCGTTTATCGGATACAAAACTCAAACTTTATCAGTTAAAGTTGGAGAAGAAGTAGCTAGTGTTAATTTCATTCTTGAACTTAACTCTTTGAAACTTTCTGATGTTGAAGTATTAGCATCAAGAGCCGATAAAAGTACACCTGTAGCTTACACTAATGTTACTAAAGAAGAAATGGAAATCAGACTTGGTAGTCAAGATATTCCAATGATTCTAAACACAACACCAAGTGTATATGCTACTCAACAAGGTGGAGGTGCGGGTGACGCCCGTATTAATGTAAGAGGTTTCAATCAACGAAATGTTGCAGTCATGATAAATGGTGTTCCCCAAAATGATATGGAGAACGGATGGGTCTATTGGTCTAATTGGGATGGAGTAGGTGATGCTACTTCCTCAATTCAGATGCAAAGAGGTCTATCAGCCGTTAATCTTGCAACACCATCTATTGGTGGAACCATGAACATAATCACCGACCCTTCAGCGATGGAGAAAGGTGGTAAGTTCAAACAAGAAGTTGGTGAAGCTGGTTTCCTAAAAACAACTCTAAACTACAATACAGGCCTCATTAAAGATAAGCTAGCCTTGAGTGGAACCATCGTTAGAAAGACTGGTGATGGTCTTATCAATGGCACTTGGACAGACGCATGGGCATATTATGTCGGTGGTTCTTACGCCGTTAATAAGGATAATCGTTTTGAGTTATATGCAATAGGAGCACCACAGCGACACGGACAGAATCTATACAAACAGAATATTGCAACTTATTCACAAAAACTAGCCTCAGATATTGGATGGAAAGATCCAGTATTGAATGAAGCTGGTGAAGTTACGGCTAATGGTGTGGGTTACGACCCATCAGCTTTTGCTGTAGATGAAAAGTTCGAAACTGAAGCTGGTAGATTCTACAACCAAAATGTTGCCGATGTTAGTTCAGACTACAAAGGACAGCAGTATTGGTATATGTACGGAGATCGTACAACTGATAGGTACAATCCTAACTTCCTAAATGAAAGAGAAAACTTCTTTCATAAACCATTAGTAAATCTAAACCATTTCTTAACTATCAATGATAAAACAAAACTTAGTTCTGTTTTATATTGGAGTGGTGGTTCAGGTGGTGGTACAGGAACTTATGGTAGTGTATCTCGTAAACCAGCAGTTGCTGTAGATTCACAAGGTGAGGATAACGCATGGTACGGAAGTTCACCTTGGATGTGGGATTGGAACGCTGAGATAGCTCAGAATTCTGATAACATAGATAGTGATTGGAGTGATACCGAAAATCGTTCAACTGGTATTCTTCGTAATTCAATTAATAGACAAGATACTTATGGTTTGATTTCAAAGTTAAACTATGATGTATCAGATGAACTTGAAGTTCAAGTTGGTATTGATTGGAGAACAGCGGGTATTGAACACGCTCGTGAGGTTCGTGACTTACTTGGTGGAGACTACTATGTAGATTTCGCCGATGACAACGCACCTGATGGTAAGAAAGTTGGGTTAGGTGATATTATCGCTTATCACAACGAAACTACAGTTGATTGGATTGGTGGATTTTTACAAGGTAACTATACAACAGAAAAAATCAACCTTTATGGTATGGGTGGAATATCCTCTATTGGATACTCTTACAACGACCATTTTGCTGTTGATTTTGAAACAGTTACTTCAGACCCAATCACAACATTTCAAGTTAAAGGTGGAGCATCTTACAACTTAGACGATAGACTTTCAGCTTTCGTCAATAGTGGTTATGTTCAAAAACCACCAATTCTTGATAATGTAATCGATTACGATGGTAATGTATCAACCGATCCTGATAACGAAAAATTCACCTCTTTTGAAGTTGGTGGAGAGTATCGTAGTGAGTTAGTTGCTATTAAAGGTAGTTACTATAACACTAAGTGGAACGATAGAAACCTTACCAAGTCAGTTGAAACTGGAGCAGGTGATTCAGGTGATACCGACATCATTTATCTAACTGGTGTAAATCAAGCTCATAGTGGAGTAGAAGTAGAAACGAAAGTTGCTCTTCACGAAATGGTAGAGTTAGATTTCGTAGTTAGTATTGGTGATTGGTATTTCGATGGTGACGCTGTCGGTGATTACACAGAGATGGAATATAATGATAATAATCAAATTATCGGACAAACATCTACTGAGTATGAATACGCACTCAACAATCTAAAAGTTGGTGATATGCCACAAACATCTTATGTTGGTGGATTAACATTAAAGCCAGTCGAAGGATTGAGAGTACAAGGACTTTACAGATGGTATGATAATCATTATGCTGATTGGAGTCCTGATAGTCGTGAAGTTGATGGTGACGCTGATAGAGCACAAGTATGGAAAACTCCATCTTATGGTAAGTTAGACTTACATTTGTCTTATCAGTTACCTGAAGTAGCAGGACTTAACATGACTTTACATGGTCATCTATTTAACGCTCTTGATGATGTATATATTCAAGATGCAGTTGATAATAGTAAGTATAATGGGTTTGGTGATAAACTTCACTTAGCTCATAACGCTGAAGTATTTCTTGGAACACCAAGAAGTTTCAATGTAGGACTTGCTGTTAATTTCTAAAAAGGTAAATTTGGGGGATTGAAATATATCCCCCTTTTTATCAGGTTATTTGTAAAAAGTCCTTGACTTTAATCAAAATATTTCGTAAATTCTTATATGTCAAATTGGAGAATTACATAGTTGTATCAAAACATTTATTACGATAGTTCAAAAAGAAAAGTCCATATTTGGGATGACAAAAATGGTCATGTTATGGTTCCTTTTAAAAAATACGCATACATAAAAGACTCCTATGGAACTCATGTTTCATTGTATGGAGATAGATTAAAAAAGATTTACAAATGGGATAAGAATGTTGAAGGTTTATACGAGAGTGATATAAATCCTGAAACAAGAACTCTCATTGATATGTATAGCGATAGTGACGAACCATCAACTGGTCATACGATTATGATAATAGATATCGAGGTTGAAGTCACAGAGGGATTTCCAAATCCTATGCAGGCTCCAAACAAGATAACTTCAATAGCATGTCACGATAGTGAAAATGATGTCTATGTTTGTTTTGTGTTGGACGAAGAACATAAACTTGATAAGTCTAAAGATTGGGGTAAGAATGCGGTAATAAAATCATTCTCTACGGAAGAGAATATGTTAAAAACTTTTCTTAAGTATTATCTGAATGTTAAAGCATCAATCATAACTGGTTGGAACATAGATGGTTTCGATATACCATATCTTTACAATAGAATTTACAACACAATGGGAGAAGATATAGCTAATTGTCTATCTCCAATCAACCACATTTATTACAACAAATATAGAGAACGATACATGATTGCTGGTGTGAGTTGTTTAGATTATTTAGCTCTATATAAAAACTTTACTTTTAGCTCAAAACCAAGTTATCGATTAGATGATATTGGTGTATCAGAGGTCGGAACATCCAAAATTTCATATGAAGGTACATTAAATGATTTATATGAAAACCACTTGGAAAAATTCATAGAGTACAACATTCATGATGTTAGGATTGTAAAGAAGTTAGATGATAAGTTAGACTTTATTGATGTCGCTCGAGGAATTTGTCATGTAGGTCATGTACCATACGAGGACATACAATATGATTCAAGATTTTTAGAAGGTGCCATTTTGGTATATTTAAAAAAACTTGGAGTCGTAGCTCCTAATAAACCTGAGAGAACTGAAATGGGTTCTAATAGAGAAAAGTTTACTGGAGCATATGTTCAAGACCCACAACGAGGTAAACATGATTGGGTTTATGATTTAGATATCACAAGTATGTACCCATCAATAATCATGAGTTTAAATATTTCACCTGAAACGAAACTTGGTAAGGTAATAGGTTGGAACGCTGAAGAGTTTATTGGTAAGAACAATAAAACTTATTCGATTGAAATGAATGGTAAGAAACAAGGTCAACTCACAGAGACCGAATTACAGGATTACTTTGATAAGAATAATGTCAGTATATCAAGTAATGGAATATTATATCGTACTGATAAAAAAGGATTGATACCGACATTATTATCAAGTTGGTTTGACAAAAGAAAAGAATTTAGGAAGTTAGCTAAGAAGTTTGGTGATGAGGGTGATGATGACAAATATGGATATTTTAATAGAAGACAACATATTCAAAAAATTGTATTGAATTCCATGTATGGTGTTTTAGGTTTACCTGTGTTCAGATTCTATGACTTAGATAACGCCGAGGCAACTACAAGAACAGGTCAATCATTAATTAAGTTTACACGAAAACTTGGTAATCACTTTTATAATAAAGAACTCGGAACTAATAAAGATTATTGTATTTACATCGATACTGATTCGGTATTTTATTCAGCCATTCCGTTAGTAAAAAAGAGGTTTCCAAATACAGAACTTAGTGATGTTATGATGACACAAAGGATAAATGAAATAGCCACCGAAGTTCAAGTATTTTTGAACAATAGTTATAATTACTTCGCTAAAAAATTCAACAACTTGGATAAACATCGATATGAAATTAAACAAGAGATTGTAGCTAAGGCTGGTTTATTTATTGTTAAGAAAAGATATGGTATGAAAATCATATCCGATAATGGTGTTCAAGTAAATAAGACATTGGTAAAAGGTTTGGATACGGTTCGTAGTAACTTTGCCCCATCATTCAGAAAGTTATTGGCCGATGTGTTGGATGATATTTTAATGAGTGTTCCAAAGGAAAAGGTTGACCATAGAATATTGAGATTCAAAAAAAATATGAGATATAATCCTTTGGATGAGATTTCATCACCGACTGGTGTAAAGGGAATTCATAAATACCTACACAAAAATGATGAATCAACAACTGTGTTTAGTGAGACAAAGAAAGGTTGTCCTGTTCATGTAAAGGCATCAATAGCACATAATGATTTGGTAAGACATTTCAACCAAGACAAAAAATATGGTTTTATCAATAATGGTGATAAGATTCGTTGGGTATATTTAAAGAATAATCCGTTAGGATTAAAAGTTGTAGCTTATAAGGGATATGAAGACCCACCTGAAATCATGGATTTTATCAGAAATACTATGGACATAGATAAAATTTACGACCAAGCTATGACCAAAAAAATAAAAATGTTTTACGATAGTTTAGACTGGGGTAAACCAGTTGATAAAGAACAAACAATAGAGAGGTTTTTTTGAAATTAATTAAGTCTACATTAGAACAAAAAATACAACTTACAAAAGAAAGAAGGAGTATGAGAAAAAATTTTGTTGAGTCTACAGATTTTCGTACTTTTTTAGTAGATTGTTATCTTTATTTAAATCCATCATCATATGGTACAAAAATACAAGAAAGGTTTCGTAAAGATAATGGTTGGGGTAAAGTAAAGGCATCCGATAATCGTGGTGATTATAAAACAGAAAAAGATTATGTGGAATTTAAGGTTTCGTACTTAGGTGTTATGGATACATATACTCTCAAACATATCAGACCTTGGCAAGAACTCGATAGGTATCATGTAGTATTAATAGACTCATCATTTGATTATACAATTTATGATATACCTAAAAATGATATGAATGAATTTGTGCATAAATATGGTTCGGCTTGTAATGGTACTTCTACTGCAAACTCTAAAAATGAGAAAGTCGAATATGGGTGGGATTTCAAAAATAACAATCTATATCAATTAGAGAATTTTGTAATGAAACCAAGTACTAAAATAAATAAATTTTTTGAATTTTGAACAAACTTGTATATATGTATATACAGAATATTAAGGAGAAATAATAAATGGAAAAAACTAAATTAACTCGATTTATTGAAAAGTATCACTTAGGTGGTAATGTAAATGCTGTAGTTATTAATAGTGATAATAGTAAACTTTCTACACGATTCATCACGGGTGATAAATCACTCTTGGGAGAATTGAGTTGTAATAATTTTACTTTTGAAAATACTGAACTCGGTGTTTATGATACCGAACAACTCAGTAAGTTATTAGGTGTATTAAGTGATGATGTGACTTACAATGTAGCTAAGAGTGGTAATACCGCGATAGCACTTGAGGTAAATGACCAACATTCGGCTGTTAACTTCATGTTATCAGATAAGTCTGTAATCAATCAACCACCAGCACTCAAACAACTACCTGACTTTCAAGTCAAGATAAAAGTTGACAGACAATTCATAAACAGATTCATTAGTGGAAAAAGTGCTCTTAGTGATACAGAGACATTCACAGTTTTAAGTGATGGTACTGATACTAAGGTGATAATAGGTTATGCTTCAATCAATACAAATAGAGTTACTATTCCTGTTCTTACAACTGAGTCTTCTGAAATAAATAATGTTAGTTTTAACGCTAACTTATTTAAGGATGTCTTAGTTGCTAATAAAGAATGTGAAAGTGCTACACTTGAAGTAAGTGAAGGTGGATTGGCTAGAATCAATTTCAAAGTTGATGATTACGATGTAACATATTATTTAGTAGCTGTTCAGGATGTCGATTAACCTCGATAACTTTCCAAAGTTTAGTGAAGAACATTTTCACGATTGGGTAAATCAATTAACTCCCATTGAGGAGTACAAAGGTTATAGATTAAAACGAGACGACCAATTTCAACTTGGTGGTGTAAGTGGTGGTAAGGTTAGACAATGTGCGAAACTCGTTTATGATAATTTACAACACATAAAAGAAAATTGTAATGGTGGAATATTAACTGCGGCTGGTATTCCATCACCTCAATCTTGTATTACAAGTGCTGTTGCTAAGTACTTTGGGTTGAAGTGTATTGTAACTATTCCATATTATCCTGACCATATCAGAGATAGTTATCGTGTTAACGCATCATTATCTCAAAAGTTTGGTGCTAAGGTTTATGGAGTTGGTAATCCTAATATATCAGGTCCTGAACTTGATGCTAAAAAACTTGTGGTGGAAACTGGTTATTTTCAAATTAAATTTGGAATGAATGGTTTTCAAGTCATGAACACCGTAGCACAACAAGTAAAAAATGTACCCGATGATGTAGAAACCATAGTTGGAATAGCTGGTAGTGGTTTATCTATGTTGGGTGTTGCCATGGGTTGTAAAATTTGGAATAAGAATGTCAAGACAATACATCCTGTAGCACTAAGTGATTATGTAAACAAAAACAAAAAACAATCATACGACAACCTTCCACCAAAATATCAGTTTGATGGTGATTTCAATGTAGTTCAAAGTTATTATCCATACCAACATAAACTTAAGTTGGACGAGGAGATACAACTTGACCAAACCTATGAAGCTAAAGCTTGGGATTGGATGGTTAAAAATATAAAACCATCTAAGAAAGTTCTGTTTTGGGATGTTGGTATCAAGGAATATGACTTGAATTACATTGAACCAATCAGTTGGAATAAATCAGAATACGAAAAAATCATTGATAGAGAACAAAGAAGAAAGCACAAACAAGTTGAACACAACTTTTTCTAAAGCTTGGTTAGAAAAAAAGATTATGTGTGGTCTATGTAACTTCGGTTGTTGTAACCACAAATCTTTTCATGTAGAAATTACAAAAGAAGAACAAGAAAAATATAGAAAGAAGTTTGGTTTAGATTTAGAACTCGAATGGTCACAAGATGGATGTTGTGATTTATTGAGTAAAGATGGTTCTGGCTGTAGATTGGGTGATGAGAGACCTGTGTTTTGTAAGATGTATCCATTAGAACCAAATAAAGCAGGTCGTATCGTTGTTGGTAACTGGGCATACTTACATTGTCCTAAACCACAAGACTATGAATTAAATAAAATAGAGAATGGTAAGTATCATTACAAACTTATTAAACCACACAAAAATAAAAGGGATGAGTTGATATTAGAAGATGACATACAAAATGTTGTCAAAGAGATTTGGAGACAATCTAAGGAGGCACTTGTCGATACTTATGGAGAGGAATTTTACGAAAGGATAAAAATCGAAATGAAAGAAACAATCAAACACGAGTTTTTTTAATGTATTTAGATTACTTCGATAAATTTTACAACATGGAACCCTATCTTGAAATAAACGAGAAAGAATGGGAATATATAAAAGAAACATTCGAAAAAGATGATGTCAAAGAAAGTCTTGCTAAAGTTGCAATGACATATCCATTACCATATCCTGATTTAAGTGAAAAGAAAGCATACAAAGATTTTCAAAAACTCAAGGGTATGAAGTGGAATGAAATTATGGTCGAGGGTGATTGGTATGCTAGAGAAGGAACTCAATACACATATGATTTACTACACGATGGGAAACCATTGTATTTTAGAAGATTGAATGCTGGTAATATATCGAGTAACTACTTTCAAATAAAAAATAGATGGAGTGTTGATGGTTCGGTTTCACCTGGTCCCAAAAGAACTTGGGAAAGTGAAAGGTTTATGACGACACTCATGGGAAGTGCTTACTCGTTGAAGATGCCTAAGATTACCAAGAATATATTGAGAACCATGATTGGACTTCGTAAATATATTTGTAGTCAGTTCAAACCAAATGTAGCAAAGATAATTTATGATATGTTCAAGTCTGAAAATATACTTGATTTCTCAATGGGTTGGGGAGATAGATTAGCTGGATTCTACGCAAGTGAACACGGAAAACATTATGTTGGTTTAGACCCAAGAAAGGAGAACCACCCCATCTATTTAGAACAATCAGAGTTTTACCAAAAACACTTAGGTTTTTTTGAACATGAGAGAAAGTGTGATTTTCATTGTAGTCCTGCAGAAGATTTTGATTTCGCCCCGTACAAAGAACATTTCG